ATCATGATGGACCGCCTCAAGAAGTGGCTGGGCCGCTATTTCGAGCTGCTGGCCCAGAAGGTTCTCGCCGAGCCCGTCCATGCGGAAATGCTGGCTGCCCTGCAGGCGGTGGCGATGGACGTGGTGCATGTCGGCGCCGGCGAGAACGCAGTCAGCGACTCGTCGCGGGCCAAGGTCGAAGCTGTGCTGGAGAAGATCGGCGCGCCCTGGCCGGGCCCTGCGGCAGCACCTGCTGCGCCCGTGTGCCGAACCTGCAGCGGCCATGGCGCCGTGGGCAACATCGAGAGGCAGCAGCCAAGGGGGCGGACCATGACTGAAGCCCGCGTAATCGACGTGTGCTGCGGCAGCCGAATGATGTGGTTCGACAAGACCGACCCGCGTGCCATCTTCGGCGACCGCCGCAGCGAAACCCTTACCGTCACCGACCGCTCGCACCGCGAGGACGGCACGCGCACGCTGCACATCGAGCCGGATGTGCTCATGGACTTCCGCGCACTGCCCTACCCGGAAGGCTCGTTCCGGCTGGTGGCCTTCGACCCGCCGCACCTGAAGCGCGCCGGACCTCGCAGCTGGCTCGCGGCCAAGTACGGGAAGCTCAGCGACGACTGGCGCGCGGATCTGCGCCAGGGCTTCGCCGAGTGCTTCCGCGTGCTGGAGCCCGAGGGCGTGCTGGTCTTCAAGTGGAACGAGACCCAGGTGAAGCTCCGCGAGGTGCTGGCCCTGACGCCCGAGAAGCCACTGTTCGGCCAGGTCAGCGGGCGCGGAGGCCTCACGCACTGGCTGGTGTTCATGAAGCAGCGCCCCACTGGGCACAAGGAGAGCACATGACCAACGCATTGAACGGCGCGGGTGCGTCCCTGCGCGACACGAAGATCCTGATCCCCGAAATCCCAGGCGAGTGGACGCAGCGCACGCGCAGCGGAAGCACTCAGGTCTGGAACGATCCATGGCACAAGACTGGCTTCCCAGAAGTGCGAATGGAGCCGCCTGCCAAAGGGCTGTTCGCCGACCGCATCAATGGTGCTTGGTACTGGGTGTGCGCCTGCGAAAAATGCCTGGGGACTGGCAAGACCTACAACTACTCCCCATGCGAGGCCCACGACCGCTGCGTGACCTGCAATTGCACCCGCGCCGAGCTGACCGAAGTGCCGTGGGGTGCGCGCGATGGCGGCTGGCGGTGCAAGCCCTGCCAGGACCGCCTGGACGCGTCCCGGAAAGCTGAAGCGCTGGCAGCCGCCGAGGCGAAGGGCCACAGCGAGGACGACTGCGTCTACACGAGCGACATCATCTGCCCGTACTGCGCCACCAAGCAAAGCAGCGATGACCGCCACGATTCGGCCCAGGGCCTGGAATGCGACACCTGCGGCGGCAAGTTCGACCTTGAGGTGGAGTGGTCGCCGAGCTACACGACGACCAAGGCGCGCGCCCAGGCGCAGCAGAAAGGACCGCGGCAATGAGCATGGCAAAAATCAGAGAGCAGTACGGCGTGCCGGCGCGACGGGGCGCACGAGTCGAGTACACGGGCGGCAGCAAGCCGGAGATGGGAACTGTGATCCGGGCATCTGGCGCGCACCTCATCGTCAAGCTGGACGGCCACATCGATGCATACCCATTCCATCCCACATGGGAGCTGCGCTACCTGCAGGCCGAGAAAGGACAAACCCCGTGACCACAGCACCAACACCCGACCTGCGCGCCCTGGCCGAAGCCGCAGAAGGCAATGGGGAGCACATCTACACGCACCCGCGCGACAGCAACAAATGGCGCGAGAACGAGGCGTGGCATCGGGCCGCGTCCCCGGGCACTGTCCTGCATCTGCTGGACCGCATCCACAAGCTGGAGATGGACGCCCTGGACCTCGCCTCCGAGAACAGCATCCTCAAGCGCGCCGAGACGGATGAGCTGGAGGCGCGCAAGCCGCTGCCGCTGAGCGATGAGCAGATCGATGCGATCGCCGACGGCATGCCGGGCGGCCTGGGTGGCTTCATGAAGACCTGGGGCTGGCGGCAGTTCGCGCGGAAGATCCTCGAACTGCGCGCGCCGCCGATCTGGGAGCCACAGTTCGACGCGATGGCGCCTGGACAGGAAGAACTGGCCGTCCAGTTCTGCGCCGAGATCGCCGGGCCGCGCGGCCAGCCAGGCCGGAACCCCGACCCCGTGCGCCTGCTGGAGATGGCCCAGGCGCTCTACAAGGCCGAAGCGGACGCCCACGGCATCACAGCCTCTCCGGCGCCGCTCATCGCAAGCCGCGAGGTCGTTGCAGACGGCCCCGTGCGCGTCACACGCCTGCACCTCACCGCCGGGGGCCGCGCCGGGCTCACGTCCAAGGCCGCCGGCCCGCTGCCGGACATCACCGGAGGATCATCATGAAGATGGCCAAGCCCAACGAACGTGACATCGATGCAGCCGGGGAGCTGCTCTCCCTGATGAACGACCTCTCCAGAGGGTACTGCCCATGGGATGGGGACGACGACGCAACCTACTTCGATCCTGATGACCGCCAGCACCTGCGCCGCCTCTACGACGTGCTCGACAGCCTCCTGGATCGCGCGCCTGGCTTCACCAACCGGGTGATCGGCGGCATGTGCTACGTGATCTGCTGGGACCGCAATGAGATCCTGGACCCGGCGGACGATTGCCTGTCTCTGCACCCTGACCTGCTGGCCGGGCTGCGCCTGCTGCAGGCCCAGCGCGCGGACTTCCTGCCGCGCTTGGAACGCGAGGCGCGCGCGGCCGTGCACAGCACGATCGAGGCCGCCGCTACGCGACACCTCGCCGAAATGCGGCTGTCCGCCGATGTGGCGGCGATCCAGCGCTCCTTGCCTCATCAGTGGTTCGGTGGCCGGGATTTGGCCTCGGGACCGGACAAGACCGTTTGGTGGCGGCCATGACAACTCCGGCTTACCCGCAGTTCCTGGTCCGCCCTCATCGAGGCGGTCTAAAAGAGTCCATGGCTCAGGCGACTCGCATACCAGCGAGCGCCGACGGCATCAGGACTCACACACACGCAGACGCCAACTGCGACGTGAAGGTGCTCCCCTACTACATGCGGCATGACCACAGGATCGGATGGGTTCAGACCTATTCAATCACCCTGGATGGAATCCTTTGGGGCTTTAGCGATGGGCCGTTGATCGAAGACGAGCGATGAACAGCGCCCCTTGGCAAGCATCGTTCGCGCCACCTCCCCAGCACCCAGCCCCGCCATAGAGCGGGGCTTCTCACTTCTGAGACTGCAATGAACATCAACCAGCTAACCACCTTCTACGGGGTTCCGGTATTCCAGACTCCATATGCAGAGACCGTTCACGTGTCCTGGGAGTTGCGCCGGCACCCAATCGCCAAGCGCCGCCGACGCTGGGCTGCAGTCCGCGTGGAAAGCAGCTCGCCTGCTTGCTTCCGAACACCACAAGGACTGTTTATGCATCCGGCCATGTTCGCTCGGGTGCGCGAGCACTTCGGGGGGTACACGCCGCCATGACAACGCCCTCCAATGCCTGGGAGGCCGCTGACCAGGCTTACCAGGCACATCACTTCAACTGCCCTCACTGCATCTCGGCCGGCATCAGCCGCTCACAGGAACGTTGCCCCGATGGGCGGACGCTCTGGACCCAATACCTGAATGCCGGCGATCCACCGCACTTCACATGGCTGCGCCAGCGCCAAAGGAGACCAACATGAGAACGCAACCCAGCAATACCGCCTCAGCCGCTTTGCCCTCTGCTCACAAGATCAGCACAGCGTGCGCCAAACTGGATATTTCCCGCGCCACAATCTATCGAATGGCAAAGGCTGGACAACTGGAGCTTATTCGCGTCAGCAAGGGTGCCACACGGGTCACCGATGAAAGCCTGCGCAGAGTGCTCAACGCGAGGCAACCGCCCCCAGCGCCGTGCCCACGAGGTTGACAGAGTGACTCGTATTTTTTGGGTAGCTAGATGGGTAGCTAGAACCAGAAAACAAATATAGCCACCTGCAATACGTTGAATTTAAAAGGATATTTTAGAAATGCAAATCGCCACCTGCGAGTTTCACTGCTGTATCAGGGTGCTCCAGCGTGTTCCAAAAATTGCTGCAATCCCTTGATCCATATGGAGTTTATGACTCATACTG